TCACTAAATACTAAGGTCTGTGGTGTAGTAGACTTACCTGCATAAAACATATGAGATTTAAAAGATACTACTATTGTAGAACCTGCTACAGTACTTTCACTAACATCTGTTGCAGACATAGATGAATTAAATATAGTAGGTGCGTTTGTACCGTCAACAACTATAATCTTTTCGTTGCCGTCAAAATTATATCGTTCAAAATCATACTTACCTGCACTTGTCCTTCCAGTATCTCTTTCAGTCCAAGACTCTGAAACTACATCATCAAGAACATGTGCTGCTGCAGTAGTGCTTGAAGCAGCACGAGTTACACCTGTAAAGGTAGTAGAGGTAACTCCAGTGTACGTAAATATTTCATCATTTATCTGCAATGTTCCACTAGAAGAAAATCCTGTAGTAGAGTCTACAGTTATAGTTCCAGAACCTGTCATACCAGTTGAAGCAGATATTTTAGTTGCAAGCTCAGTAGAAGCAGAACTAAATATTTTTTCACCTCTAGCAGCTAACACCTTATCTGCAAAAGTAGCAACCATTAATATCTTTTCGCCAGAACTAGATGTTTGAGGTACTATGTGATTAATATATTTACGAAAGCCGTTTATTCTTCTATAACCACCCTCAATGTCAGGCTCAAAGTTTTCTAGCTCTAATGCTTCTCCTGGTTGCATTAAAAATGTAGAACGGTTTAAAACTAAACCACCCTCACAGTTAAATGCTGCAGGTTGAGCTTGAGATAGATCTGGCATTATGAAACAACTCCACCCATAAAGTTAGCAGAACCTCTAGGGGCAATAATAACTGTAGATCTTATATACTCATATTTGTTAATAAGTAAGCTTTGCATATTTTTAATACCTTGTTCAAATCTAGCAAAGTTTAATTGATATTGTTGTGTTTCACCCCGATACTGATAAACAAAAGCAGCGGCACCATCTACAATTACAGGTGCAAACCTATCTGGAATACTTGTAGTATCTCCATGTGCTGACAAGTCAGATGGAAATGTAAAATAATCAAATATAAGTGTATACTGTTTATCTGGATAAGGATATACTAGATAGTTATTATCGGGAGTTCTAACTATGTTTCTAGGAACACCACCACCATCAAACTGTGTTACTGTGGTGCTATTTGCTATTGCTGCTGCTGTAGTACTATTCGCACCTCTAGTACATCCTGTAAAATCATTACCTGATATACCTGTGTAAGTTATTTGTTCT